ATGAACGTGATGCTCGCCGTCCACGTCCCGAACCTGGCAACGAAGCAGTGGCTCACCGAGGAGTACGACGACCTGGTGCGCGATGCGATGCTCGCCGAGGGGCTGGCGGTCCGCGTCGAGTATGTGATTCCAGCGACGTTCGTCTGCCGGCCTGGGCCAGAGGAGGACGATGGCGAGCCTGAGCTGAAGCTACCATCTTCCGACGACTCCAAGGCGGCGATGGTGAAGTGGCTGGAGTCGGTGGTGCCCGCGGACACGGTCGGTCGGGGCCTGTCGACATGGCAGGCCGAGGAGCTCTGGAAGCTGAAGCGGAAGATCGGCCGGGAGAAGTTCTGCAACGCGGTGCTGGCGAAGGTGCGGAGCGGCTACCAGATTCGAAGCTGGGGCCTGGTGATCCAGGTGGTGCAGGATGCCGCGAAGATCGCGGCAGAGCGGAGGCACTGATGGCTGAAGACACGACTCGAACCGGGTTTTTGATGTCGCTGGCGCGGATGGCGGCGGCGAGTTGGGTGGGGTTGCTGGCGGCTCTCGGGATGCAGGGCGCCACGCGCGTGGCGCTGAGCCAGTTGCACGGGGCACCAGGCGCGCAGTTGGTGGGACTCGATGCGAACGGCAACGGCGTGCCGATCACGCTCAAGCCGGGGATCACCCTGCAGGACGGTTACCTCAACATCGAGCTGTCGAGCACGCCGATCCGCTCCTACAACATCGTTCTGACGCGTGACGCGTCGGGCACTTACACGGTGCCATCGCAGGCCGTGCGCTCGACGATCATACTTCGCAACGGGATCCGGCAGGCGCTGACTTTGGACTACACCATGGTGGGCGCGGTGGTGACTCCGGTGGGCGCGTGGGCGGCCGATGACTTCGTGGCATGCGACGGGCAGTAAGCGGAGGCGGCGATGGACATGGATCAGGTCTCGGTTGTTTTGGATGACGTGACTTTTTTCGGTTGCCCGGAAACCGGGACGATCGGGATGCGCATCCGTGGTGTCACCGTGCAGGTGGAGCCGGCCTTTGCTCGGGCGATGGCCACAGCGCTGATGCAAGCGGCCAACTACGTCGAGTCTTCGCGAGAGATGCAGGCGGCAGTCAAGGGTGGTGGGTTGAGGAACGCGGTGAACTGATGCCCTGCCCGTTCTACGGCTTCAAAGTACACGCGGTCGAGCACGTCTTGACGGCCTCGGTGGGCATGCAGTGCTCGCTGCGCATGGTGGAGTACGCGCCGTGCCGCATGGTAGTCGACGAGCACCGGGAGCCGAATTGGCAGACGTGCCATTGGTTCAACTTCGCCGGCCTCGGCAGGCCTGCGGTGGCGCTCTTCGAGAGCTTCTCCGTCTGCTTTTTCGACGGTCGCGAGGCGATCCCGTTTCGGCAGTGGTTCTTGGAGCATGGAGGTACGAATGCGGGAGACGACGCAGCCGGAGGCGTTCCGGAAGCTGCTCCAGGAGCTGGATTGTCTGGCGATCCAGATGATGGTCGCGGTGAAGGAGGCGGGCTGCGGCGGCTGCACCGTGATCAAGTGGCGATACCACAACCCGGAGAGGACCGTAGTGCTCGGGGTTCAAAGGCTGGCGAGGACGCTGGCGAGGCGCACGGACGCGATCCACATGAAGCGGTTTGACGTGAGGATCGACGTGGTTGGTGACGAGGAGAAGGCCGGTGCCGCTCACTCCTGAGCAACGGAAGCTCTGCGACGCCAACGGCGACCGCATCTACAACGGTCGGGCGTATGAGGCGCGGCGGGCGCGGCTGATCGAGCGCGCGGGCGACAAATGCGAGTTTTGCCGTGTGCCGAATTACAAGACGGTCCGGCGGGCGCACGGGGGTTCCTGGAAGCATGGCGACCACTGGTACTCTCCGGACGGTCTTCCGCCCCGCGCGTGGCGCAAAGTGCGCACGGTTCGCATCGTGCTGACGCTGGCGCACCTGTGGCACGATCCGCAGCGCAACGCCGACGACGAGCTGGCGATGCTGTGCCAGTGGTGTCACTTCCACCACGACACGGGCCAGCACAAGCAGACGCGGATCGCGCACAAGGACGCCAGGCGGCCGCTGTTCGCAGCGTTGGAGGCGGCGTGACGGAGACGCAAAAGCTGATCCAGACTAAGATGAGCGCGGTCGTGTGGATGACGGCGCGCGAGATCGCCGACAAGGCCAACCCCGCAGGTAGTGTGGTGCACGGGCTGGGCGTGCTGCTGCGCTTGGGTCTCATCGAAGCGAAGCTGCTGCGCATGCGCCCGTTGAAGGTGTACGGCTACCGATTAGCGAAGGGCGAGGAGGTGGCGCGTGCCAACAAAGCAGCCTCCTAAGCTCGCAACGAAGGGGGAGGTCACCCACAAGGTACGGTTGGATCGCGATGGCTACGTGCGGTGCCGCGTCTGCAGCTGCACCGAGCGCGAGCCGTGCGATCCGCCGTGCTCGTGGGCGGAAGAGGACCTGTGTTCCCTTTGCGCCAGCGCGGTGGACGCTCTGTTCCACTGGGAGAGCGGCGCGCATCGCCCGAGCTGGGCGGCGCTGCGGCGCGACGTCGCGCGACTGCTGGGGGGAATGCGATGAAGGTCGGCGACACGGTGGAGGTCCTGACGCCCGGGGCGCTGTTCCCGAAGGACGTGCTTGGCAAGGTGAATCGGATCGCCGGCGACCGCGTCGTGGTCTGCTTCCCTGGGAATTGGCGGGTCTACTACCTACCTGATCAGATTCGAGTGGTCGATTCCGTGGAGGAAGGTAAGGAGGTGCGGATGGCGCAAGAGGCCACGGCGAGGGCCGTGGTCACATGATCGTGATACCCGGCAACGAGCGGGCGGGTCCGCCCTGCCCGCTTCCCTGCCCTGCCTCAGAGCTTCTCCAGGTCGAGGCGGTTCACCCGCAGCGGGGCCTTCTCGCCCGTACACGCGACGCGGATCTTGCCCATGAGCCCGGCTGCGCGGATCATGGCCATCGGCAGGCCGGTGATGTGGGCGGCGCGGCGCACGCCTACGTAGTAGGGCTCCGGCTCCGGCGGGCCCAGCCTGGCGCCGAGCTTCTCCAGGATCGGGCCGAGTTCCTGCATGTGGCTGATCGAGGCGGCGAAGGCGTCGAGCGCGGAGGCGACCGGGGCGACGGTGGCCAGCGCGTTCGCGTAGACCTCGCGCGCCGGTGGCTGGGGTTGGCCTGGCGGGATGGCCGGCACCAACTCACCGGATTCGAGCTTGTCCTTCAGGGCCTCCACGTCTCCGATGGAGTAGCGACCGCGGCCGATGCGGCGGAGGTGCCCGGCTTTGGCGTAGCGTTCGACCTGGCGGATGCTGCATTGCAGACGCCTGGCGGCGTCGTCTCGGGTGAGGAATGGCTTGGTCATCGGGATAAGTATACGACGCGCGGGCCTGGCCCGCGTGACGTTTTGGGCCTTAGATGATCTGGTATTCGGTGGTGGTACTTATAGCCTGCGCGGGGGCGGTACTGGTCTCTGGATGGTGGAAGAAGCGGAAGGCCGGCCGGGAACTCGCACAGATGCGGCAGCATTGCCGCGACTACCATTCGTAGCCCGTGCGGAGCGATGATCGGTCGCCCCGCGCGAGGTTGTTGAACTCAATCTGACGTGAGCGCGACCGCTCTCACGCCGCCCGTTCTCCCCAATCGGAGTACTCCTCGGGTCGAATCTCGAGCTGCTGAAGCCTTCGGTAGAGCGTGGAGCGGCCCATTTGGAGAACATAGGCCGCGCCGTCTTTGCTGCCGTGGGTTGCGCGCAGTCCGTTCACGATCGTCTCGCGAACAGCTTCGATAACGGTTTTGGGAGCGGGCGCGCTCACTCGTTCTTGCCCCCTGCAAGTAAGAGAACAATGCCGGCGGCGAGGCCGCCGAACAGAAAAATCCGAACGTCAGACAGCAAACGGATGCGATTGGCTTCGGAGCGGCGGAGATCGCCCATAACAGGGCACTCCTGTTCTGAACAGAGAACACGGGGGGCGCTGGGTCGCCATTTCGCATCGGCCATTGCTAGCCTCTGCATTTGCTTCAGGATAGGCCGGAAAACTCTTAGTGTAAAGTTCTTCACGTTGTTCTCCTCTCCATTGGCCATTGGCTGCCCGCGTGCCGATGTAGGGTTGGATGGCACCGAAGAGTAAACCGAGAAAGCCCACCAGCCAGGCCAAGCGCAGAGTTCGGCGCGTGAAGGTCGCGCAGGGATTACTGGCCGGCAAGACGCCGGCGGTGATCGCGCAGGAAGAGGGGATCAGCCGCGCGACAGCTTGCCGCGACGCTGCTTCTCCCGAATGCCGCATCCTCATCGCGAAGGCCCTGGACGGGCGCGCGGTGCGTATCGAGTCGCTCATAGATGATTCCTTGGACGCCATCGCCGCGGCGCTCAAGGCCTGCGCGTTTCAGCTCGTCGTCACCGACACCACGAAGGGCGAAGGCGGCGAAGTGCGCACGCACAAGTCCGTGCAAGTGGGCGTCGACCACTACGCGCGCATGACCGGGGTGCGGCGCCTGATTGACCTCTGTCTCGCTGGGAGACCCACTCCGAAACCCGATGAGGGACCCAAGGAGCTGGAGTCGATCACGTTTGAGCAGTTCAAAACTCTCCTGGAGAAACACACCCGTGGAAATACAGGCACGGAATGAGTTGGTCGAGAGGCACCTGCACCTGGCCAGGGCCGTTGCTTCGGCTCTGGTGAGCAGGCTGCCGTCCAACGTGGATATCAGGGAAGACCTGGAGGCTGAGGCCTCTTTGCAGTTGATTGCAGGCGTGGAACGGTACGACCCGCGCCGGGGGGTTCCCATCGACCTCTGGCTGACGCGGTTTCTGATGTGGCGTACCAGGGAAATGTTCCGGCGGCGGAACCTGCGCGAGGCGAAGGCGGACCAGTTACTCGATACCTACGACCGCGCCGACCCCGCGACGCAGGAGAGGGACGTTGACCACGCCCGGGTGCGGGCCAAAGTGCGGGCCCGGATCAACGAGCTGCCTGAACGCAGCCGCAAGGTGATCGAGATGCGCTACGACCACGGGCACCGGCTGAAGCAGATCGGCAAAGACCTCAAGGTGAGCGAGAGCCGAACCTCACAGATCCACACGGAGGTGATGGCCGAACTGCGCGCCGATTGGAGGATGCAGGAGCTGAGGCGTGCTGCGTGACGTATGAGGGTCAGTACCTGACTGACTATGACGCGGCGTGGAACACGCACGCGAAGTGGTGCCGGCAGTGCCTCACCATCCGCAATAAGCGCGGCGTGCCCGTGCCGATGTCGCTCGGCCCGGCGCAACGCCGGCTGAGCGATAAGATCCGCGAGCTGCGCGCAGCGGGGCGGCCGGTGCGCATCGTCTACCTCAAGGCCCGGCAGGTCTGGGTCTCCACCGGATTCGCCGCAGAGGTCATGCACGAGGTGCCCTTCGCGCCTGGGCAGCGCGCGCTGGTGGTCGCGCACGATGAGGACAGCGCCACCAACATTTTCGGCTACTACAAACAGTTCCATCAGGCGTTCAAGCCTTTCGCCAGGGGGCTGCCTCCGCAAGCGCGGTTCAGCGAAGAGGGGCTGATCGAGTACGTCAACGGCAGCCGCATCGAGGTGGCCACGGCGGGCACGACGACGGTAGGCCGCTCGAAGTCGCTGCGCTTCCTGCACCTGAGCGAGTTCGCCTTCTGGCCGAATCCCAAGGTGCTGATGGATGGGCTGATGCAGTCCGTCCCCGACGATCCCGACACGATGGTGGTGGTCGAGAGCACCGCCAACGGCATGGGCGGCGAGTTCTACCAGCTCTGGCAGCGCGCGATGGATCCGGCTGTCGAGACCGAATGGGTGCCGCTGTTCTTCGCCTGGTGGGAACACCCGGAGTACTCGCGCGATCTGGAGTGCTCGCGCCGCGAGTTCCAGGAGTCGCTCGACGCCGAGGAGCAAACGCTGATGCGCGTGCATCAGGTGACGTTCGAGCAGCTCGCCTGGAGGCGCTGGAAGATCGCCAACGACCTGGGCGGCAGCGTCGAGTCGTTCCATCAGGAGTTCCCTTCCACACCCGACGAAGCCTTCATCGCGTCGGGCCGGCCGCGCTTCAGCCAGCCGCACCTGTCGCGGATGCCGGTCCGGGACGGGATGCGCTGCAACCTCGAGCTCGACCAGGACAGCGGGCGCGAGACCGTAGCGGTTGTGGCCGACGAGCACGGCATCCTCACCGTCTTCAAGCGCCCGGCGGAGCGGCATCGCTACTCGATTGGCGTGGATGTGTGCGAGGGCGTGGATGTGAACGCGATCGCGGGGCGCAGCCAGATCGGTGGGGAGAATCCGGACTTCTCCGTGTCGTGCGTCTTGGACATTGAGACGTGCGAGCAAGTCGCGCTGATGCGCTGGCGGTTGCAGCCTTCGGCCTGGGCGCGGATGAATTACCTGCTGGGGCGCTGGTACAACTGGGCGTACAGCACGCCGGAAGCCAACGGGCCGGGGATCGCCTTCCTGGAGGAGCTGCTGCGCCTCGGCTATCCACCCGGCAAGATCTATCACCGCGAGCCCGACCCGAGCGAGCGCTACAGCACCGAGGCCTCGAACACCCTCGACAAACTCGGCTGGAAGACGACGACGGTCACCCGGCCGCAGCTCATCAGCAAACTGGACCGCGCCATTCGCGACATGTCGCTGCAGATCTACGACGCGGTGACGCTGAGCGAGTGCCGCAGCTTCGTCATCAAAGCCTCGGGCAAGGCGGAACACGCCAACGGCTGCCACGACGATACCGTCATCGCGACGGCGCTGGCGCTGGTGGGCCTGGAGGCGGCGCCGCAGAGTGCGGACATTCGCGCGCAGCGCAAATCAGTCGAGCAGCTCGCCGGCCTCGGCGGTGTGCGTCGGTACGGCCAACGCCGATCAGAGGGTAGAGGTGCATTGATACGGCTTTGAATGTCCTGTGCAGAGGCGTGGCGCTGGCGAACGGGCAACACGATTGTGTGGTCTGCCATGGCGAGGGCTGGATCACGTGGGTGCGCCAGCCGCACGCCTGCAATTGCGTCTACCGCGCCGTGTTCCGGCTGTGCCTGGAGCGGCATCACCGGATGCGCTACGAGTTCAACGCCTGCCGGCCTTCGGTGAGCAAGCTGCGGCGCGGCGGCCTGGTGGCCGGCTACCCGAGCGTGGAGTACATGGCTGACTTCGAACTGCTCTGCCGGCGCGTCCTCGATCCGTGGCACCGGAAGTTGTGGCGGCTGTTCCACATGCAGGAGCGGGAGTTCACCGACTGCCTGCTGCCGCTGCGGACGAACCGGGGCGCGTTCTTCCACGGCGTTTACCGCGTCGAGGAGCGTGTGGGGCGGGCGGCGATTGAGATGGAACCGTACCCGCTTTACCCCTTCTCCGCCTACTTCGGGGGCACCGCGGTCGTGTTGATCCGCTCGCCAAAGGCGGAGGGCCGGTCCGTGTCCCACATTCAGGCGTTGGCCGCTTGACGGGCTGACGCCGATCAAAGGGTAGGCGGGACATGGCGAAAACGAAGCCGGGAGTTGGATTGGGCGCGCTGGTCGACGAACTGGGGGCGCTGGAGCCCAAGGTTGCGGCGATTCGACCGCTGCAGAAACGCGCGGACGCGATCCGCGCGGAGCTGAAGTCCACCTGCAGGAACCCGAAGAAGGGCGCGCGGTTCAGTGGCGAGAAGTACACCGCCGAGATCACGGAGCAGGAGGAGCGCAGAGAGATCCTCTCGGCCGAGGCGGTCTACAAGGCGCTGGGGCATGCCCGCTTTCTCGACCTGGCGGTGATCCCCGTGGGCGCCCTGGAAGAGGCGCTGCCGCTTCAGAAGTTCGAGCCGCTGGTCAAGCTGCGCCACTGCGGCCCTCGCAAAGTCACGATTCGACCGATCACGGAGGCTTAATGCAGAACGTTTCTCGGAACTGGAAGACCACGCTCAGCGGCATCCTCACGATCCTGCTGGGCGCGTTCGCGATCTACACGGACCATTCAAAGGCCGCCGACCCGACGACCATGAGCATGATCGTCGGCGGCGTGGGCCTGATTCTCGCCAAGGACGCCAGCGTCGCGGGCGTCGCAACGAACTGACATGCTCCCGGGCCAGCCGCCGCAGCTTCCGATTCCGCCTGCGCAGTCGCCGCAGCCACCCTTGTCGCCGCCGGATCTCCCG